AATTGATCTTGATTCCTTAATGGAGTCAGTATCGGACTGTTTGCGCGAAATGGGTTTCCAGGCTAACTGATGAGACTTTACGAGTCGAAACCGTCCATGCTAGTATCGGGCGGTCTTAGTCAAAAACACTAATGAAAGGAAAGCACAATGACATTAAAAGATTTTTGGAGTATAGAAAGTTCTTATGGTTTACTACCTCAACTAAAAGAGGCACTTAAAACTAATAATATTAAATACATTATGAACAGGTTCAAAGTACACGGAAGAGATCACGATTTCGAATCTACCGAAAATTTAGTTCTAATCTTAAAATATTTAGTTAAAAGAGGGGAGGTAGCATAGTGATACGATTATCTAAAGCTTCAAAAATGCCGTGCCGGTCGTGGTCCTTAGAAGCATTAACAACATGTCCGGCTTCAAAAAAATCTAATGGCGAATTAGTTGACGCGTGTAAGGGATGTTATGCGACTACAGGCAATTATAGATTCCCGAATGTCAAAGCACCACGCTTAGAGAATCAAAAAGATTGGAAGCGCGCGGAGTGGGTCGCGGATATGGTCCAACAATTAGATAATGATCGCTATTTTAGATGGTTCGACAGTGGCGATATGTATTCCTTGCGTTTAGCTGTAAAAATCTATGAAGTAATGAAGCTCACGCCGTGGGTTAAACATTGGATACCTACACGAATGCACAAGTTCGCTAAGTTTAAAACGATTATAGAGCATATGAAAGCATTGCCTAACGTATCCGTTAGATTGTCAAGCGATAGCGTTACAGGTGAATATGAAGCTCACCACGGGAGTACAATCATTCCAGAGGGTAACACCATTCCTAATGGCGTGTCAGTGTGTCATGCTTACGATAACGCGGGTAAGTGTGGGACTTGTCGTAAGTGTTGGGATAAATCTATTGCGGTTATCGGATACATCGCTCACGGTAAGAAAATGCAGAAAGTCATTAACATAGCGAAAGGGTAAACAATGAGACACATTGAAGATTTAGAATTTGAGTTGAATGCGTGTTTAGATCGTGCTAGAAAGATTAAAGATGTAGCGCTTGAAAATGGTTTATTGTTTTCACTACTCACATTAAACGAACTAGAAAAGACATTGAAGAAAGGGGGCGAAGATGAAAACCTATAAGGTATCTGTATCTGCGGAGTATGAGAAATTAATTAAAGCGGAAGATCGTGAGAAAGCTCTGGACATTGTGGAGAATGACGGCTTCAGTGACTGGGGGAGTTTTCACCAAAGTATTGAGGCGGTTGAAATACAAAAAGATCAAGCAATCGAGAGAGCCGAGGCGCGGACAATTGAAGCGATGGGTAATCCGTTTGTTAAACAATCAAACGGAGATTACTTATTCACTGACGAAGCGCAAGATGTTTTCAATACCTACCTAGATGAGGAGCTAAGCAAATGAAAGGGATGATTTTTCTGTTGTCATTGTTAGCACTGGCTCATATGGGGATAATGCTCTGGATGTGGTCTCATGCTATCTGACGAACAGCGTCAGCAAAGACGCGAACAGTTGATGAAAAAGCATCGTAAAGCGCGGGGCGGTTTTGTTTACACGACACAGAGCAGGTTGCGTACCCTGTATGATTTGTATAAGATCGATCCCGCACTAGATTTATTTTTATTTAAACGAAGAGAAAGGAAAGTAAAATGACATGGTTAGATTATATCCCAAAGCATGGATCACCTAGAGACCGAGGGAGTGCTGACGCTTACTACTGGCGTCCGGCTAACCCACACTGGTATCCAGATGGTACGGGTAGAGGCATCAGAATTGAAGAAGCTGACATGACCCTTGAAGAGATAGCAGAATATCGCGAAGGCTATGAGAATGAAACCGAGAGAAAGGATTGGGGCTAATGGAATTTAATATGAGAGAAACTCAACCAATAAGTATCAAGGAATTAAAACGTAGGCTTGAATCTGTGGGCTTGTATTTTGATGAGGTGGATAGTGGTATCGAAGGTCAAGTTTGTTTAGTTTTTGATACTGATGACGAGGAGTACTGGGATGAATAAAGACTTAGAGAAAACCAAGCAATCCTTGATCGACTTGTTGTCGCAGGGCATCAATCCATTCGGGAAGCCTGACCCAGACTGTAACAAGTGCGAGTTGGTTGATGATGACGAAGATGGTACGGAGTTTTATTATTGTTCATGCACGGAGGGTAAACAATGACAGTAGAGGTTGAATGTTTAATTTGCTCGCACGTCTACCCCGAACACGATACGTTCATCGAAGAATGCGCGAACTGTGGCAATCGGGACACCGAACAAACCATTTACTTACAAGCGGAGGTAGAACAATGAGTAACGAATACAACGATTCAAGGCTCGATCAAATTACTGACGATGTGCTTTCTATGAGTTATGGTGAGGTGTGTCAGTACCTCGGACAGTATAGGAGCCTCAATCAAGATGATGCTTACGATAGGCTGATTGTTCTGCGTTACGAGGACGATCAGTACTGGGCGAACGAATGAGGTGCGAAAGTTGTGACGGGTTGCTGTCGGATTATGAAGCGACCCGTAAGAACCTACGTTTAGAATTCGTCAGTTTGTGCAACGATTGTTTGTCGAGTAGTGATCTTGACGATGTGTTCATGCTCGATAGACCCGATTTAAAGCACGCTGACGACGATCTAACGTATACCGAAGGGGTAACCTACCCTGATGACATTACAACGAAACCTGGAGGCTCTGATGAACTCTGAGAGGGATACACAAACTGTTTACGAAGTGTTCCGAAACGGTAAGCCTAAGTATCAATTGATTTGGACGAACCATACAAAGCGTTTTCTGATTGATGGTAAGATGGTCAGTGAGAAGACTTGGACTAACCGACTGAAAAAGGACAAAGCATGACTGACGATGACTACCAGATGATGCAGGAAGAAAGTCACTATTATTCAATACTATCGGAGATGGTAGAACTGATGGGGCAACACGGTTCTAAGCAGGTCATGATGGATCTATTAGAACTAGCTATGCAGTCCGAGATAGTTTCTAAGAGTATTAATTAGTTATTAAGTATTATTATTATTAAGTGAACCATATAGTTTCTAATAGTTAACTATATAGTTATATATAGATAGGAGATTTGTATTATGGGTGTTCAGATACTGACGGCTCAACCCTGTTCTGATTGTGGATCGTCAGACGCTTTGACGATTTATGATTGGGGGACTAAGTGTTTCTCTTGCGACAAGGCTACCTTCAAGCCTAGTGAGGAATCTCTCAAGGTTGTTAACTCTAAGAAGGCATTCTCTCTTGTGCAAGGGGAGTGCAAAACAATTGTTGATAGGAAACTCTCAAGGTTAACGTGCGAGTTCTACGGGACTATAACGGCAGATAATCATTATCACTTCCCCTACTGTGATGAGCAAGGGAACACGGTAGCCTACAAAAAGCGACAAGTAGACGATAAGAAGTATTCGATATCGGGTAACTGGCGGGACGGTAGACTGTACGGTCAGCACTTATTTTCCAAAGGTCAGAAGATGTTAACAATCTGCGAGGGAGAGTGGGACGCTATGAGTGTGTGGCAGATGCTCGGCAGTGTCAGTACCTACCCTGTTGTCTCGGTACGCAATGGGGCAGGGAGTGCGTTGAACGATTGTAAGAACGCCTTCGAGTTTATTGACAGTTTCGATACGATTGTTGTTTGTTTTGATATGGATCCTCAAGGGCGGGAAGCATCACAACAGGTGGCTGAGTTGTTCGGGTCTAAGGTCAAAGTGTTTAAGAGTAGTAACGGACTGAAGGATGCGAGTGAATATTTACAACGCGGATGGGGAGAAGAGTTTGTTAAGGAATGGTGGAACTCTGAACGGTTTGTTCCTGACGGCATCGTGGACGGTAGCACTTTGTGGGATATAGTTAGTGCTCCAATGGAAGATAGCCTAATCAACTATCCTTACAAGGGGCTGAACGATTTAACCTACGGGATTAGACCTAACGAGATGGTGATTGTAGCTGCCGGTTCGGGTCTTGGTAAGTCCCAGTTCATGCGGGAGTTTGTCTACCATATCCTGAACAATACCGAAGACAACATAGGACTATTGTTCCTGGAGGAGACGGTGCGTACCACTGCTCGGTCAATGATGTCATTACACGCCAACAAACTACTTCACCTACCTACCACCAAAGTATCGGACAAGGAACTGCGGGAGTCCTTTGAGGCTACGTTAGGCACTGGTCGATTGTTTCTACTCGATAGCAACGGTGAGCTAGACAAGGACAAGATAGTTCAGCGAGTTAGGTATATGGCTAAAGCTCTCGACTGTAAATATATTTTCCTGGATCACATATCTATCATAGTTGCAGGTGCAGAGAGAGGGTCAGAGCGAGAGGCACTGGAAGAGATCATGCGGGAGTTGCGTATCCTGGTAAAAGAAACTGGGATATGTTTGTTTGGTGTTTCGCATTTGAAGAGACCTGACGGCAAGGGTCACGAGGAAGGAGCGTTAACCAGTCTGGCTCATCTTAAAGGGTCATCGGCTCAAGGTAACGTAGCGGATATTGTCATAGGTCTTGAGCGTAACGGTCAGCATGAGGACGAAGAAGAAAGACACACTACCCGCGTTCGTGTCCTGAAGAATAGATTTAGTGGGCTTACTGGTCCCGCCTGTCGGTTGTTGTACAATAAACAAACTGGTAGGATGACTGAAAAACATGACGAGGACGCTCTATGAAAAGACTAGCGATTGACATTGAGACTGACGGTTTAGATGCCACCGAGATATGGTGCGCGGTCACTAAGGATATAGACTCAGGGGAGGTTAAGGTATGGAAAGCAGCAAACGGCTTACGCCAATACATCGAGGATCAAGACCTGTTGATTGGTCACAACATAATCAGCTTCGACTTACCAGTATTGAAGAAGCTGTGGAATTTGAATACGGACTCGAACCCGTTAAAAGATACGTTGATAATGTCAAGGTTGTTCAACCCAGTCCTAGAAAAAGGACACTCTCTCGATTCATGGGGCGTGAGACTAGGGCTAAAAAAAGGGGACTTCAGTGACTTCGATGGTGGCTTATCTGAAGACATGGTTGACTACTGCATACAAGACGTTGAGATTACTCATGCACTATTTACGCATCTTGATTCTAGTTTACTGGACTGGGGTCAGTCAGTTGATCTTGAGCATGAGGTCGCTATGGTCGTTAAAAAGCAAGAAGAAAACGGATTCAAACTAGATGTACCGAAGTGTATGTCGATGCTTGCTAACTGGCAGCAAAGCCTTATGGATATTGAAGAAGAACTTCAGCAGGTCTTTCAGCCGATTACGACTGAGCGATATAGCGACAAGACAGGTAAGCGATTGAAGGATAAAGTAGAAGTATTTAACCCAGGTTCCCGCAAACAAATAGCGGAAAGATTAATGGGTCTCGGATGGAAACCTAGAAAACATACAGAGAAAGGATCAGTCATTGTCGATGAGAAAGTATTACAAACTGTTAAAATCCCTCAAGCTAAACCTATTCTACGATATCTACTACTTCAGAAAAGGGTGGCTCAAGTTAAGTCGTGGATTGAAAATGTATCTGAAAGGGGACGGGTACACTGTAAGGTCAGAACCAACGGAGCGATCACGGGAAGAATGACACACAGTAAACCTAACCTAGCTCAAGTCCCGCGTGTTGGTAGTGAGTATGGTGAGGAGTGTAGATCAGTATGGACGGTAGAGGACGGTAATGTACTACTCGGTGCTGACGCTAGTGGGCTAGAACTCAGGATGCTTGCACACTATATGGACGACAGGAACTACACGAAAGAAATACTCGAAGGTGACATTCATACAGCTAACATGCAAGCTGCTGGACTGACTG